AAGCTTGTTCTTTACTTAAAACTTTATGAGATATGGTAGATAATATATCCATAGCTTCTTCTTCAGAAAGTTCTGAATTTCCAGCATCTATTTTATCGGCAATTTCTCTTAAGTTTTTAGTAATTAACTTAGCTAATGCTGTTTGCATATTTTTGCTTTTAACATTACTATTGCTATAATAAATATTCCTGCAATTATCATATTTATTATAAATAAACTTCTATTAGATAAAGGAATACCAATATATAAATCATAATAATTTATAACATCAGAAATAATTATATAATAAATAGGAAGTCTATGATAAATACAGAACTTAAAAACAAATGAGGAAACTAAAATAAAAATAATAGGCAAAAGTGACATTCCTCCAATAATAGAAAGAAAAATTAAATCTATTTTAAAATAAGATAAAATAGTATTAATTAAATAACATAAAGCTATTAATATTGGTAGACTTTTTAATATTAATAACTCTAACTTATATAAATTTTTTTCAATCATAAACACCTCCAATATTATAACGACGCTTTCTTAAAGTAACACCAGCTTTAGGAGTCATAGGCCAAGATCTACCACTACGATTTTTTAAAGTATTATTACCACCAATTTTATTGGTATTTCTTTTCTTTTTCTTAATTCTTCGTTTCATAACAAAATCACATTTAGTATTAAAAATATAAAAAATTTTAAACAAAAACAAGATTTTTATTCAAAATTTTGTGATTCTTTATAATTAAGTTTAAACTTAGTAAGAATAGGTTTAAGAAACCAATCCCAAATAAGTGTAGCACAAATACAAGAATTAAGAACTACATTAATATTTATATTTCCAAATTTATAATATATTATACCTAATATAATACTTACAAATAATGTTATAACAATTTTAATTAATTTAGAAACTTTTTTATGAATAATACTACCTATAAATTGTATAAGTATATAAACAAATACATTTATAGATAGTATTATTCCTAAATTAAAGTTTTCTAAAATACAATCTAATAAAGATTGTAATTCCATAATTAAGTAATAAGTTTTTAAAAGTTAGATTTTTATAAAATATGTTATAATTAGTAATTTTATTTATATTGTTTATTATTTATACTTGAGTACCTGTAGCATCTACCCAAATAGTACCATCATACCAAACGGGTATTTTTTTATTTGTTTCATCAATAAAACATTGCATTCCTTTATATACAAGTGCATTAGACACAAGCGTTGTTAATCCTGCTATTTTAAAAACCAACTCTTCAGGTATTAGTAAACTCTTAAAATTAATGGTAGATACTTTTGAATTTACATTCTCTTTAAATATGATAGATTTCATTGAGAAATGACTATCAAAAGTAGTATTACTATTAATAGAAAGAATATCATTACCTGTATAATCCGTATTAAGTATATTATTACCTATACATTTTATTTTTTGAGTAGGTGCTGCATCTATATTCATAAGAACGGGCGCCTTGTATTTTGTTGTAAATATATTATTTGAAAAATCAAGGTTAGTTGCATATAAATTACTATCCTTAAACATATTAACAACATTATTGTTTGTAAATACAACATCTAAACCATATAAATATAAATGAGCAGTTTCGTTACCGTCAAACTCAATCTTATTATTTTCAATAATAGTCTTAGTACCTTGTGTTCCAAGCACAATCGGATATTTACAGTTTGTAAATTTTACATCATTACCTATAAATTCTAAAATATCTGAACGCATTCTAACAGATGCAGTATTTATATTAGTACTTGTATTATTTTTACATTCAATTTTATTATTTTTTACAACAAGTTTCCCAGTATTTAAACCAGAACTTCTAAATATTCCAAACATTGCTTCTATTGCATTATTCTCTATTATAGTATTTACTTCATTTTGAAGATTAATACCTATACTATTACCTTTAAGTACATTCATAGATACCTTCGAACCATCTGTATCAAGAGGCATATCTTCATTTATAGTCGTATGTCCTAAGTTTAATAAGCAAAGTTCTTGACCAGAACCCGTAATAATATTTTTAGCAACCAAAGACCTGCGTGAGTTAGTTGATATTATTGATACATGGGAATAACAACCTGTTACTACATTTTCAAGTATTTTAATACCATCACAAGAATTACACTCTATATAAGTACCAATAGTATAGTCTCCAATATTTCTTTCTGCCAATATATTTCTACTTAATTGTGCAAAGAAAAGAGTTGTATTCTTTGTTATACATTCTCTTACTGTAATATTTTTACAATTATTACAATTTATAAATTGCCGGGAACCTAAAGATGGTGTTACATCTGTGTTTATAATATTTAATCTTTCAAAAGATACATTTTTACATTCTGATAAATAAAATATATAATATTGAAGATTTTCTGTAACAATTCTATTATAATCAATTGTTATATCTTTTATTACAATATTTGTTTTTTGTGAGCAAAGAAAGATATTTCCGTCTGTCAATTTTGCAATTTTAAGAGTTGCATTACCACTTAAAATAAAATTAGAGTCAATAGTTATTGTAGTAGAAACCTCTTTGTTTGTATCAAGAATAAAATGTTTTCCATTACATACTTGAAGAATATCTGAAATATCGTCTTTTGAGAACCAAGAAGCAAAAATATCACTATTATATAATGAGCCCAAAATACCAATATCTCCTAAATTAACATTACCTAAAAGATATGTATTTTGACAAATTATAATACCATTACTCAAACTACCACCTTTAAATTTTAATATACATCCTGTTGGAATAGTAATTTCTTCACCATTTAAATCAAAATCATATATAACTTCATAAATAGTATTTTCATCAGAAATCATATCTTGAGTAAGAACATTTTTATCTTCTACCTGATTTTTACGAAGTATTTTATAGCCCATTCCGCTATAATCAACATTATTATAAATTCTATCTTTAAATTTAATTTTCTTATTAATAGTTGTTAAATCTTCTTCATCTGGAGTAATATCTGCTGGTCCAAATTCAGCAATAACATCATCACCAAGTTTATCTAATGTAACAGATTTGTTAGGAATAACTGCATGATTTTCAATATATGTTTTATCAGGAACTAATTCCCAATTATCAGAATTACCCCAAATACTATCATCAGTTACATCAGATTGATTACCTTTAAAATATTCAGTAATACTTTGTTCTGTATCAGTATTATAATAAGTAATATATAATCCTTTTTTACGAATAAAATTATCTACTTGACAACGAGTAGTTTCAGGATTTTCATTATAATCAACTTTAAAATGATTAATTTCATTTATATAACTTAAAAGTTCTTTATTGTTTCTTTTATCCTTAATTCCTTGAACAAAAGCTAAAGGAAATATTTTAGGATAAGAACCATTAGAACTTTTTCTATATAGTTGTTTTGTATTATCAGACATATTTTAATTATTGTTTGTGATACAACATTAACTATTTTATTAACTATACAAAGTATTGTTTTAATAGTTATAATAAAATTATTTGTATAAAATAGTTAATCAATAATAAATTATCTAATTAAAGTTTAATTATTTTGCTTTGCAAAATAGAGTGTTTCTACCCTTTTCGTAAGATAATTAAGTAATAATACTTTTCCTTCAGATGATGGATGTAACCCATCACGAGTATAAAGTGGAATTAAATTACCAAGTGTCGGGGCTTCTGCGTGTTTACCGTCTGCGCTATTTGCTTTCCAAGCGAAATTGGCAATCCCAATTTCATGAAATGCATCAATAAAAATACATGAATATCTTTTTGCCAAATCTCTAATAGCATTACTCACATTATCAAGAAAAGAATATCCACGATAATTATTTGGTATATCATCTGATGTATGATCAGCAAATGCTGTTTGATATGGAGAAACCAATATAATATTAGTATAAGGGAACTCTCTATATAAAGTTTCTACTGCATATCGAAGTCCACCAAAAAACTCACATCTATCTGCAAATCCAAGTATATCATCAGCAAGTGTCGTATAATCAAGTTGCATAGCCCAATCAAGAGTTTTGCCTTCCCGAATATGACTTGAATTAACACCCATCCAAATAATGCAGCAATCTGGGATATTACGAATACCACTATCAACAAGACGCTTTAACATTTTAACTTCATTAGGAAGATTTACAGTATTATCAAATGCTGCAGGTGAACCTTCATTCAGCAAACCGATAACAGGATATTCTGTAGTAATACCAATTTCTTTTTGTCTTATTGATGCTCCACCAAATCCAAGACAAATGACATCCTTTGCAAGCATTTTTTGTTGCAGTTTCGTCCAAGTCATTGAATCTAAAACGGATTGATTGCTATTTACAATTTCTAACTGAATACTATTTGTCGTTGGCTGACCATCAGTCAAAGAAGATGTAAGATAAATAATACCACTAATAACAGTAGATTCTTCTATTTGATAAATAGTAGTATCAACAGGATTTGACTTATTTTTTAAAGTTACTATACCACTTAATGACGGTGTTGTCTCTTCTGCCATTAACTGCATAATGCTATCCCCAAAAATAGCGATAGTCTTATCGTGTAATGGGTGAATAATATCAGGATCAACATTAATAGATAAATTACCAACTCCAACAACACTTTGTCCATTAATAGTCTTAATACCAATATTATCTGTTTCTACTATCTTTGTCAGTGTTGCAGTTTCACTACGATGATAACATATCATCCACCCATTAGTCGGTACAATAAAATTAGTAGATATTGTCTCGTTGGTTGTTCCAAAAATAGTTATAAGAACATCACCTACAATCGGTTTTTCTCCCGGCTTAAAAGCAACACTTTTATAATCTACATTTTGCAAAATTGGGCACTCTATATGAATATTATCGCCTTGGTTTACCTCATATAAATATAATCCAAAAGAACCAGAACCTGCATCTCTAATCGTACCACTGCGATGAATATAGCAATGTATTAATTCATCACTATATGTAAGTGGACTGACCATTTTCTCGGTCAAAATATCATAAATATTACGAATATCTCTATTATTTTCAAATGCTGTAATAGCAGGTGAATAATCTTTATCATAAGCAATATCTTGAATGATTGCCGTGTATTGTCCATCTATGTGTGTTCCATTAGGAATTAATGACCAATCAATAATTGCTTGTACTTTTGTTATATTATCATTTAAATATCCCTCTATATACGGACTTTCATAGTCGGAGGTTATAGTTCCAATATATGTTGAACCCTCAACATTAGTGGTTATACGAATACCCCACACACCATTTATATTCCGCCAGATAGAATATACGGAATAAGGTGTCCCACCTCTTTGCGAAACATACAACTCCCTCACTATCCGATTATAATCTACATTGCCGGAGTTAACAAAGGCAAACACTTCCTGACCTAACTCAATAATTTTATTATTAAGAATAACACCTTGAGCTGCACTTAATCCTTTAGTGGCATCATCAGTTTCAATATTATTAATTAATTCATATGGATAATCTACATTAGCGCCAGTATTACCTTGAGGACCTTGAGGACCAGGATCTCCTTTAGGGATACCAAATTTTATAATAGCATCTAAAGAAGTACCAATATTTTCAGCAGTAGCTTGTGAACCAGCAGGTAATGTTTCTACTTGAACTTGAATGGTAGTTCTTAATAAATCATAACTTATTAAAGTTTGATAATTTTCTCCATTATCATAACTAACTTGAATAGCCTTTAAATCATTATTTTTACGAAGTAAAGGAGTATTACCTATATCACCTTTGGCTTGTAAACCTGTATCAATTCCATTTACAATCCAAGTATTATTAGAACTAATGGTAACATTTCCTCCAAGTATAACTTGAATTCCATTTTTAGTTTTTTCTGTTGTATTAGTCCAAGTTCCATCAATATTACAACGCCATATAACAGATTCTTCTAATGTATTACCAACATAAGCATAATTCCCTATAGAAGGAACTGGATATTGTTTAACTAAATCAGTAGAATTAAAGAACCAACCTTTAAAAGCACTACCGTTTTGATAAACACTATGCCAATATTGTTGCTTATTCCAATCATTAATAGAAGAACCTTTAAATTGATAAATATTCCATCTATCAGATTCATTAACTTCTGTTATAACTTCATAAAAAGCAAGAAGAATTCCAGGTCGTCTATCTTCTTTAGCAACCATAGAAATTGCTTCGGCTAATGTATGAGCAATAATAGAATTTTCAAGATAGCTTACATTAATAATTGCATTATCAACAAATTTTCCATTACCAAAAACTTGCCAATAAGTTTTGTTATCTATATTTATTCCTGCAGGAACATCTTGTTTAGAAATATAAGATTTATTGGTGTCCTTACTATAAACTATAGACAACATTCGATAATCTCGTCCAGCATCATGTTCACCTTCAGGTACAGGACGAACTCTACCCATTTTATTAGTTATAATTTCCATATTAGCTTTCTATACTTTCTTCTAATTCATTATCATCACTTATTTCATACACTCTATTAACTCCTGCTTTATTAAGATGCTCTTCATAAAGCTCCCCACTCTTACCATCTACATAAAAATGAACTTGTCCTTGACCACAAGTAACCCTTGCTACAACATCTCCATCTTCTGTAATTGGAGCCATAAATTCTCCAAAATATGGTTGAGCGTTACTACTATTATAAATATTATCTAATTGAGCCATTATATATTTTATAAATAAATTAGCTTTAGTTTCATCACCAAGAGCTCTACAAGCAATAGCAGATTGAAACATATTCCAACATTGAATTACATAAAGGTTTGCTCCTTTACAAGCAGCTTGACAATCTTTAATAGCTGTTTCTCCAAAATCAGCAAGATAACCAAGTAATTTATGATAAATACAAACCCAATCAGATGGAATAGTTAAATATACATATTCCGGATTAACTTCAATTTCGTTATCTTTAATACCTGAAATATCAGGATCTACATAAACATGTTTATATTCGTTATCCATTTGATATATAACTTATAATTCTATCAACAGAAGCTTTTCTTTTATCATCGAAAAGTTCATCATTTTCAAGAAAATGTAAACATAAGTTTGAATATAGGTCTTTAATTACATCACAAAAATTATCAAAAACAAAACCAATTTCTAATTTTTTAATATAATTACTTTCAATCTTAATAACATTTTCTTCATAATTTTTATAAAGAGGACTACTCATAATATTATTTGTTTACAAATTTATTATGAACAATATTTGAATAATTAACAAGATCAATACCAAGACGATTATGAATATTATATATTCTTTGTTCTTTTGTAAGATGAATATTAAATATACAATCAATCATAATATTAATCAAATCATCTTTCCACAGGGGATCTAAATATTCAGATACTCTATTATCTTCATCCCTATACAAAGTTAATTCATTATAAAGAGAAAGATATTCAGCTTCAACAGTATCTTTAATATTATCAATAATACCAGCTCTGTTTTTTTCAAGATTATTATTAATTATAGTAAATGTAGCAAATCGAGAAAGTCCAAAATTCATAGAACGAAAAGAAGAACGAATTGCAGCGATAGCTTTATCTTTATCAACTTCTACAATATCAATAGTTACATGTTTAAGATAATTATTCAATTGATTAAAGCAATCAACAAGTTCTGCATTAACTTTAATTGATTTTTTATGTTCTTCTTGTTCTACTTTTAATTTTTCTACTTCTTTTCTATGATCAAAGTATCGAGTAACTATAAGATAAATAAGAACAATTATTGCTGGTGCAATACCGTATTTAAAACTTTCAAATATAACTTCCATAGTAATAAAAAAGGGAGTTAGCAATATTTAAAATATTACCAACTCCCAATTTGGAATTAATTAGTATTAACCAACACTAATATCCGAAAGATATTTACAAGCATTTTCAAATGCAGTAATACCAGCAGCACCGGTAGGAAAAGCAACCTGAATAATCTGATGAACTAATTCATCAACCGTTTTAACTTCACGAGGTTCAGCAAAACGAAGAGTGAAAATAGTAAAACCAGTATCAGCAGCATCAGAAGCACGAAGCGGATTAAGAGGATAATCAGGATAAAGATATTTAACATCATCTTGATAAGTATACTCAAATCCAGCATCAGCAGCAGCCTTAGCAGCTAAATCAGCAACATAAGCTGCATCGCCATAAGCAGAAAGACCTTCAGTAGTAACAGTAACTGTAGTACCAAAAAGATCATCACCAGGAACAAGTTTCCAACCTTGACCAGCAACACCAGCAAAACTAAGAGTAGCAGTAGTAAGTGTTACAGTAAGACCAATATTATTTTTATCAAAATAATCTTTAATCTTTTGAGCAACGGCTGCAGCAGTATCTCCAGATTTAACAGGAACAACGGCTGCAAAATTACTACGCTCATTAAATTTAACACCCTTTTTAACTGCGGTAAGAGTAAAAATACCATCAGAAGAAGGAGCAGGAATAACTATACTTGCAGCAAAAGCAGAAGCAGCAACATAAGTGCCTTTAACATAACTAAAATGATTCTTATAAATAGGAAGAATCACATTTCCGCCTTTAGCAGCTTCACGAACAAGAACAAGAGAGCCTTTATCCGTAATAGTAGAACCGTTTTGAAAAGTAAGAATGCCGTTAGCTAAAGCAGCAACACCAACAGCTCCATAAGCAGTAGAAGCAGCAACAGCACCAGTTGTAGGCATAGCAACATTCTTAGCAAGAACAAAATTTCTCATATTAACTTATAATAAATTTAATTGTTATTTTCATTACGAGCTTGTTGAGAAGTAAGACTTAAAGTTTGCATCCAAAGCTGAACTGCAAGCTCAACAACATCTTTATGAAGATGTTCAGGTAAATCACAATCAACACGACTATTAACATTAGCATTCCAAACAACAGTAGCAGGCATTTTAATATACTGCACTCTTAATTCAGAAACTTTGTTATTAACACCCCCCGTAAAGAGAGCAATAGTAATATTGTTTTGTGTATTACCTGAAAATAAAGTAATAATAGGATATTCTTGGGATGCACGATTAAGATAATCTTTATTGGTCATAGAAACACGCTCAGGTTCAATAAATCGAGCATCATAATAATTTTCATCTTCATTATACTTAACCTCAAAATTAGTATAAATCATCGGAGCATTTTGTAAAACCACAGATAAATTATTATTACTATCACTCAAACCAGATACACTAATATTTTCAGTTTTATATAATGTATGAATACTATTAATAGGACTTATTTTAGAATATTGAGGTGTTCTAACATCAGGGGTTATAGATAACACATTAGATTTAATAAATGCTTCAGCAGTTTTAGGAATCGCAAGATTAAGATAAGTATCTATAGATTCTGGCAGAATACCTCTAATCTGCTGAAATCCCATTTGTTGACCTAAAGTTCTAAAAAGAACATGCATCCCATTTATATCCATATTAACTTATTAGTTAAGTTTTAATTTAGCTTTAAAAGCATTTACAGCAGAAGTATTATCAGGATTCTTAAACCAAATAACAGCTTCGCTTATATTTGCACCAATGAATTCTCCAGTTGCAGTAGTAATGTTTTGATTGTGTGACATACGAACAAGTTCACCACGAGCAATAAGTTTTTCAATAAGTGCTTTAATTTGCTTATCTCCATCAGAGAAAATCTTATTAAATAAAGCAGGTTCATTAGTACTGAATTTATCAAGATTTTCTTCTTTAGTGAGTTTACTTTCAGCAAGAGAAGGCATAACAGGAAGATTATAATGCAAAGCATATTGAATATAAACAGCTTCAAACAAACTATCATCAGAAAGACAAGTAACATAATTTGCTTTAGCTTTATTTATTTCTCTACGCTTCTTTTCAGCATTAGCAGCTTCTTTAGCATCATCACGGAAGTAAAATCTAACATTAGAGTCAACATTTATAAATGCAACATCTTTCGCAATATCTTTATAAACAAGACAATGACGATACATTAAATAATCTTCAACATTGATAGGATTGCCATATTCCCATTTCTCACTTTCAAGAGCATTTAAAGAATTAATCTTAATTTCCAATGCTTGTCGAAGAGCAATTATATTGTTTCGAGGAGTAGCATCGTATTCAGCATTAATTTCATCTTCCCTGCGTTTAAATTCAAGATAATCTTTTTTATGATTGTAACGGAAAGAAGTATTAAAAGTCTTACCATTTTTATCAACCTTAATCATAATATTGTTTAAATATTGCTTAACACGAGTAAAGAAATTCTCATTGTTAGAAGCAACACCAACAATATTAGGAAAATAAGCATTAACCTCATCCTTATTACCTGCAAGAATACGAGAAGAAGAAACAGAACTACCAATATATGTAACTTGATCTAAAAGAGATTTACTGTTAACTCGACGATACAGAGAATAATCTTGAACACGAGCAATAGTAACACTTCTATTATCAATATATGATTTTTCTAAATCTTCATCTTTATCTTGTTTTACTTGTGCAATAGGAGTAGCCGGATTATCCATTTTAGGTTCATTACTTTTTACAACCCCACCAGGAGTAAATCCGAGTATTGGTTTATTAGGGGAATTTGTATCAGCCATAATAATTAAGGTTTAAATAAAATTAAAGAGAACAAGATAACATAAACATCTTGGTAGCATTATCAACTTGCAGACCAATAGAAGTCTTAACTTCATAACGAGCCATATCAACTTCAGTGGCAGCATGATTGGTATTAGGTAAACCCCAGCAAGCAGGAATATCCGTCATACCCTCAATAACCTTAGTTTTATTGATTTGACCTTTAAGACGGGCAACACGAACATTCTGATGTCCATTATAAGAAGAGAAATCAATAAAGCAAGCTTGATGAGAAGTCATAGGATAACCGGTACGAGGATGAACATAACCATTTTGTTTAGCAGCTTCAGCAATAGTTCCCTTATCAAAGAAAGAACAATGTTTAGCAGTAATAGTATGTCCTTCAACAGTCTTATATTTACGGAAGTAAGCACCGTATTCAAGATTGTCACTCATACCTTGAATTTCTTTTTCTCCAAGAGGAGTTAAGAAACCATTATCTTTAGCATCTTGTTTAATGCCTTCATCAAAGTCCTCAAGAAAACCTTTACCACCAAAAAGAACAATGTTCATCTTACCGGTATCGGTATCACGCTCGAGAATATCACCAACAGTACGCTTAATCTTAGCAAGAGGCAGATACTCACCATAAGTATCATAATTATTCTCACGACAGATTTCTAACATACCAGCAGTATGAGGAATAGGCTTACCATTATCACGATCCTTCAGAAGAATTTCACCATTGGCATTACGGTTATATTCAGCAAGCCAAAGACGCTCTTCAGTAGCAACGCGTTTAGCAATCTCAAACTGACGCATTTCCTCATTAATCCAAAGTTTAGAAGTACCCCCGGTAGAAGAACTCTTAAACTCATATTCAGTAATAACATTAGCAAGATTACCAGCAATTTCTTTAGAGAAACGATGGAACTCAAGCTGAGAAGTCATACTACCAGGACCCATACTATTGGAACGATTGCCCTTAGAATAAGACTCACTAACAGTAGGAGCACCCTGAGACCAATACATACCTTTAGCAAGGAAAGCAGGATCAACATAAGCATTAGGATTAGGAGAAGTAAGCTTAAGAATATAAGCATAACCATAAGCAGACTCACCTAAATCTTTTTGAACACGAACTTGAGTCCTACCATCAGGAGCAGTAAGAGAATATTGCTCAATAAACCAATGAGTAGCAAAATGAACTTCAAATTCAGTTCCACCAATACCAGGAGTAGTATTAGCAGTATTAAAGTAAGTAACATAATCAGTGAACTTCATGCGTCCCATAGTTTTCCAAGTCCACTGAACAGTATTAATATCAACAGTACCAACAGAACCCTGACCTTCCGTCATAAAACTAAGAGGGAAGCGGTCATCATCCATACCATAATTATAAGTAAGGAAAGAATTGATTTCAACAGGTTTTTGAAGTTGAAGATAAGCAATAGATTCCTCATTACTATAACCTCGATCTTCATAGCGACCTTGAGAAATAATTCTCATCTTGTCCATTGCCATAATAAATAAAATTTAATTAAACTTGTTAAACATTAATAACCAAAACTTTCTTTATTATTATTATCGTTTTGATTATTTGTAGGAGGAGTAATTTTTATTGTACTTGCACCTCTTCGTTTATTGGCTGAAAGTTTAAGATTTTTAACTTTTTCTTCTGTTATAGCCATTTTAACAAGGTCAGAATAATTACCACCAGTAAATAATAAGTATGCTCTTAGAATTTCATCTTCAAGAACATGGTCAGCAGATTGTTTTTGTAAATCTTTTACATAATCAGTAATACCATTCTTATCAGTCCTATAAAGATAATTAAAAAAGTCATTGGATGTAACACTCACTTTTTTTCCATTTCGTTCAACAATAATTGTATCAGGAATTTGATAACCTGCTACTTTTTTATTGTCAATAACTTTTTTAACATTATCCCAATAGGCTTTGGAATCAGCAATAGCTTTTTGTTGAGCCTTTTCAGCATCTTTTTCAAGCTGAGCTTTATTTGCTTTATCTTTTTCTATAAGGGCCTCAAGCTCTTCACGAGCTGTTTCTGCAAGAGTACCTTGAGATTTAAGATAAGCAATATAAGAATCTACATTACCTCTTCGATCATCTTCTTTCCAAGCAGTTCTAATAATACTTTCTTGTTGTGCTTCATTCTTATCATCCAATGTAATATTACTTCTATCAGGTATTTCATTCCAACCATCAAGAGAATTGCCATTAGCGATAAAATAATCAACCATTGGCTTTACAAAAGGATATTGAGAATAAAAAGCATTAATGGTTGCTTCAGCAACTTCTTCTTTTCCGGTTTCAATAACATCATCAATATAGGCTTTTATACCTTCTGGACTATTTTCGTATTGAATAGGTTTACCTTCTTCATCAGTAATTTCTACATCAACAGACTTAATGATGTTATCAACAGTTAATTCTTTTCCCGGTTGTTCTTCACTAACTTCAAAAGATTTTAACCATTCTTGAACTTCATCAGCTTTTTTGAAAATATTACCAGATTCATCAACAATATTACCGTCTTTATCAACCGTATATTTATTATTATCTAATTCAATAGTAGAACCTTCTTTTAATTCAATTTTATTATCATCATGTTTATCCTCAGAACCAGGATCTATATTATTGTTTTTATTATCATCCTGTTTATTACCATCATCATTACCGTGTTGAGAAGTAATATCTTCTATAGGATTTCCATTAGTATCAACTTTAGTTTCTTTACCAGAGTTAATATCTACTTTGCTTTCTTCATTAGAAGTAGGAGAAACATCAGTTTGCTGACTTGTATTACCTCCATAACCAAAATCAGGAATAGGCATAACTTTAAAACTTTTAAGATTAACAATAAAACTATTATTTAATACAATTATAAAATATTCTTTTGAAACAACCAAAGTAAAATAAATTTTATCATAGCCAAAAACTCTATATTATATATAATGCTATAAAATTTTGAAAACTATTTGAAGTCAATTTGAGGCGATTTCAGAGCCATAAAGCTATTTAAGGTATAGTTATACACCAAAGGGCTATAAACGCAAATTTGACCACCTATGATACCCAAAGATACAAAATAAAATGCCGTTTCACCACCTATCCGGCAGCAAAACGGCATCAAATTTAATTCATTTATAACTTATTTATTAGTATTAGCACTCTTTTTAAATGCTATTTCTTTTTTAGCAGCAATATCTTCTCTTTTAACTTGTCTATCCTCTTCTTTATTCCTTGTATCAGCAGCAATCCTTTCTCTTTCAAGTTGAATTTTTTCTCTATCAACCTGAGCTTTAGCGCGAGCAATACGCTCAGCAGATTCTGTTTTCATTTCTTCAGGTAAATCATTAGGATAAGAAAGTCTATTAGCATCACCTTGAATAATAGCAATTTCTTTTTTAATCGCTCCTTCAAGTTCTTTAGTAAGTCTATCTTGTTCACCTTGAGCTTGAATTTGTTCAAGTTTAAATTCTTCTTGCATCTGTGCTAATTGTTGGTCCATTTGCTTTAATTGTACCTCATGTTGTTCTTTAGCTTCTTGATACTTATTAATAAGTTTTTTAATGGATGCAACATTATCACCTTCAATAGCAGCAATGGCCATTTGAGAATCACCGTTTTGAGCAGCACTAAAAGCAAATTGTCTTAATTGCTCAAGTTTTTCTTTTTCAATAACAGAATTTTTAGCCTTGATAACATAGTCTGCATAGACATGATTGTTAACATTAAGACTAACATCTTTCATAGAACCATCAGGTTGCCTATAAGAAGTATTAAGACCATCAATCCAAGCTAATTTAGAATAATCCATATCACGAGCATAATCTCGCTCTCTCATAGTATCCATTCTAAATTCAAGAATAACAGAACCCATAGAACCACGAACAATAGCTTCTTGAGTTACACCTTTACCAGCAGAATTAGCAATTTCACCGTATCGTTGAGGAGTTATATCAGCTTTCATTTTTGCAGTATTTTCAATATCTGCAAGCAAAGCTGTAAGTTGAGCAATATAATCTCCTATAGAAGCATTGAGCATACGAACTTGTTGAGCTCGGACCATTCCTTGATCATTA